TATCTCATCATGTAGGTCTTGTCTTGGTGTTTTGTTTAGTCTCTCAGCCCTCATTCTTTTGGAATGTTCATAACTAATTCTTAGTATTTCTTCCTCTTTTGGCCATTCTTCGTCAAAGTATTTTGTTTTGGTTTTGTCTTTTTCTATCATACTACATTCTTTCTAGTATTGGTTACGATAGTTTTTCTGTTGCGAGGAAAACTATCAAACCCCAAGCAGGGTTTTAAGCTGCTAATGCATACTCATTAAAGTTTGCTTTTATGTTTAGTTTAAAGTCTTTGGACTATCCTCTCCAGCACGATTTCTAGTCAGCGGTCAATCCTAATTTTGGCCCCTTATAGGTCTATTTTAAAACTGGTGGAGCCACTCGGTACTGCCCCGAGGTCCCTACTGTTTACTTTCATTACCTTCATCAAGAATCTTTTTACCCATTATAGTATCATTGAAGAATATCCAATTTAATCCATATCCAATTAAACAAGTTCTTTTGTTTTCTAATATGGTCATAAACAAACTACCTTTGTTTGTCTCTTCGTTATATCCAAATGATAGTAATCCTATCATATCTCCTGTTTTGTCAGCCCCATATCTGATTTCTCCTACCATAATTGGGGTTTCACCAAAATTATTAGTAGAAGTTGCAAACATATATGATGTCTCAGCACAATATACTGGTATCATTTGTTCTGATAAACCATTATAATTTTCAGATAAACCATTATGATTTTCAGATTTTAAGTTTTTGTATACTAAAGTAAATAATGCGACTATTATAATAAATCTAATTATATTTTTAATCATCTAATGTAAAGTTTTTATTAAACTCTCCTATTGCTTCTTTAAGTAAAGGCAAATAGGTTTGCTTATCTTTTTTAAAAACTTGTACACCACCATCTTCGGTGACTATAAGGATTACAACTTGATCGATTTTTCCAGAAAATCTTTCTTCATACATTTCACAATAAGCAGAACCTTGAATGAAATAGTTTTCTATCCATTCTTCTTTTTTTTCTTTCGTAGATGTTTTAAAATCTATGACAGATAATTTACCTTCATATTCTGCAATACAATCGACACGACCAGCAACACCCCATGCGTCACTATAAAGACCGCCTTCTTGCATTACTATATTATTTATGTTATCTAGTTCAGGTTTTAATAAAGTAAACAGAGCAACAGGTAATACATCTTGTTTAGATAGTTCATTATTGTTTAAGTAATCTTCGACTAATTGATGAACTGCTGTGCCTCGTTTGGCAGCACTTCTCATTATTTGATTTGCTACATCATTACCAACAGATTCACGCCACTTAGCAATACCTTCATTACCTTTTCCAGACAATACTGTAGTAATTGAAGGATACTTATTACCTTCTGGTGTTATATAAAATCGTTTACCTTGAATAGTTTGAGTAGTAACATCTGGTAGAGTAAGTTTAGGATTAAACTTAGACAAATCAACATGATTGAATGTTTTCATATCGTACCTATCTTGTAAAAATGTGTTCATTTGATTCATAATATTAGTATAACAGATTTACTTGATAAAGTCAAGCGCTAATTCTAAAGTTTCATCAACTCGTCTGGTCCATCCTTTACCAAAAGTGCTAAATGTTTTTAGATTTTCATAATATGTTTGTCTGTTACCTTGATATTCTTCAATTGCGTCTTGAAGGCCTTTATCGTCAATATAATCATTTAATTTCTTTAATGTATTAGGTCCGATACCACCATCTGCTGTTGTGCCGATTTGTGTTTGTAAGAATTTAGCAGCACGACCAGGTCCTGCATTAATACCAAAATCAAATACACATAGGTCTAAACCATTAGGCAAATCATCACCTTTTAATTTGTCCCAATAATTCTTTTTGTAAATAGGAGAAACATCTTTGACTGTTAAGTCTTTCATGTCTTTTGTGCCACCCCATTCTTCATAAACTCTTTTTGTAACACCCAAGTTAGTTTCACCGCCTGGGTCTTTAGGATGGTTTACATAACCACCTTCGTGATGTAGTATTGTTTCTAAACATTTTTGCCAATTATCTTTCATTGTTATCCCCTTGTAATTTGTATTATCTTTTTAACCTGATCTTCAATAACAGCTGCTCTATTCGGCCAATGAATATAAGCTTCAGGTGATTTTGCTAACTTGATTAATAGTGGTATGATAAGTTTTTCTAACTTAGCAAACTTCTCTTTGCTTTCTTTATTAATATTATCTTTTCTTAAATCATACTCATCATCTAATTGTTTCTTTGTAATCTCTAATTCTGTTTCGTTCTTTTCTTTAATTTCATTTTTTGTAGAAGAAATTAAAGATTTAATCTGATCTAATTTACCTTCTAATCTAGAAACAACTTCGCTAGACACCGCCTTGGCAGTAGATTCTGCTGATTGTTTAACCACTGCTTCTGTGGCTTTTGTAGCTTCTTGTTTCGTTGTTGAAGGTTTCTCAGCAACTGAAGAAAAACCCCAATCACCTTCTGTATCGAAACCTTCTAAAAAATCAAAGTCTGCCATATATATCCTTTATGAAGTCCGCGGAACTTCTTTAATGATACATTATCGGATTGACTACTCAACTTACTCACCATTTTCTGGCTTGTTGTAGTGTTCTCGATAGTATCAGTTATATTTATCTTCCTCCGCCTTTTAAAAGACGTTTTTTGTGCTTATTTCGTACACTTTCTACCTGTGTATCAGAAACACTTCTTTTACTACCATATTGTTGTGCTAATGGGCTATTTGGGTGTGCTTGTGATATCTTAGATAATGTTTCTTTCCATCCATTATCCGTTTTACTATCAATTGAACCAACGCTTGACACAATGTTCATTTGAGTGGGAGGTAGTAATTCAATATGTTTCTTCTTTTTAAATTTTTCCATTTCAGATATGGTCATTAAATCTTCCCATACTCTCTTTGTGTTATGGTCTTTAAATCTATATGTTGGCATTTTTATTCCTCACTTTTATACTTATCTTTTACAATACCGTTAATTTTAGAATCATCATAGGCATCTTTTCTAATTGGGTTGCCATCAATAGATTGTTTAAACCCAAAACTTCCGTAGTCTCTTGAATCTGGTAATGTTTCCCACCACTTACCATGAAATTCTTTATTATCATTATAGCCATCAGAGCCACCATCTTCTAAGTAGATATACTCTTGATATCTTTTATCAGCATGAAATCTGAATGGTACTTTATCTAATCTTTTTTTAACTGGCATCTTTTATTCCTTCACTAAACCATACTGGTACAGGTCTAGATGTCCACTTAGCAAAATAAGCCTTTGCTTCTATATAGTAGTTTTTATATGATTGAATGCTGTCACCAGGTACAATACAATTAGGATAATGTGACATTGCAGGAGGTGGTTCTACCCAACCATTGTCTTGTAAATTATTAGGTGCCTTTCTTAAAAGGTCTTTAAGCAGTTTAATCGTACTGTGTTCTTTTTTATATCGGTGTGTATATTCTCTCCCAAGCTCGGTGAACAACGAGTACAACCAGTCATAGTGTTGAGAAGAACTCCTAGTCCATACAGCACTAGGATGATTTTGATGACACGCTTTATAGATTGTATTCTCTTCATTTGAATTTTCTAATTTGTATCTGGTTACTTTTCTTCCTGTTTTTGATTTCCCGATATATTTAGCACCATCCATCATTCTTTTTGCTGTTGATAATAATTGTGCATACTCTACAATCATCTTTACCACATGCCTATCTACATGAAGTTCAGCAGCAATCTTTGGGTCTTTATTCAAATAAAATATATTCATAATCTATATACTATCATTTTAAAGTTCTTTTGTCAAGCACTAACCCTATTTTCATTAGTTCCTGTAGTTTATCCATCCATATTCTTTTATATTCTATATCACTAGTACAATCACACATTTTTTTAAGATTTGAAACTCTATACCAAAACAGTTTCGTAGGGTCATTTTCTAATGGTCTTTTCATATTATATTTCATATACACCTCTCAAATTAAATTTTATTATCGTTTTCACTAAATCGGTATAGTTTTTTTTACTAGCATACTTATCTAGATGATTCGCCATAAGAATAGGATCTGGTTCTTCACCATTCTCAATAGCAGTATCTCTTACATTTCTTAAATCTTTGAATACAGATACATTATTCAAGATATGTAAATAATCAACAACACTTTCACACTTACTTGTATATGATTTTACACCCCACCCTGGCCATTCTGTCCATGGTATAGGTAAAAGATATGGTTCATCTTTATCCCAAGTTCTTATACCAAATAAATTATTACCTTCATTAGCAAATCTACTTTTACCCCAACCAGTTTCAATAACAGCCTGAGCAATAACTAACTCATTAGGTATACGATCTTCAATTTCTATATAATCATACAAATAATTAATACATCTGTTTAATGAATATACAAAACTTTCATTTGATGAGGTATCAATATCTGGTAAATCAAATTTCTTTTGAGTAGTCTTATGACTTGCATAATGTAATTGAATTGTAGAATACATATTAACTATAACCTCATCTTTAGGAAGTGGTGTTTCAAGCTGTGCTTTATACATTTCAATATTTTTACCAGTTACAAAAACAAGTAAAGCGAGAATTAAAGTTGATTTAAACATTAGATTAATTTTCTTAAATCTCTTTTTGTTGCATATGGTCTATAAAGTCTGCAAGTAAACCACTTAAATTTTGGTTCTGATGTTGCAGGACCTTCCATATTCATTTCATTAGTTGCTTGAGCATAAATAAGTTTTTTTAAAAACAAAGAAAGAGCGGCATCATATTCATTACAAGTGCCATAATCATTTCTATGTCTTTTTGGAGTTTCATAGATGCCTTTACGACTATCTATAATGCCTTTTAGTATTTTCTTTTCATATCTATTTAATTTCATTTAGTTTATCCGATCTAGTGGTCCTTTATACAAAGGAATTTGAGTCCAATCATACTTTTCTTTTAGTATTTTTAAAAGATGATTATAGTTATAGCCATCTGTGAGATTGGCTTTAGAAGGTTTTTTCAATAATTGATTATTTTTTTTCATATTATCCCCTTCTCTTATTTATTGTTATATTCTATTTTCATTTAAAATATAGCCCCCACACATTGATTAAATAAAATTAGGCTTAATAAAATTATTACAGTTAGCTTAAACATCAAGAAATCCTTTCTTTTCATTGTTAATTCTTCTATTCATTAAACATACTCACTATCAGAATAATAAGTATCTCGTATATGAGACCATAGCTGACTAAAGTTACTAATATAAGAAAGTGGTTGATTATATCTTATGATATTCTTGGCAATTTTTCTTGCAATATTTAATAAATCATCTTTTTTATATTGAGCATCTTCAAGCATATTTTTACAATGCTTAATTCTTTTAACTTCGCTTAAAGTACAAGGATTTCTCTTTACCCATTCTCTACCGGCATATTTTCCGGAATGAAATCTACAGTTGTCACGACTAGAAATGCATTTATAATCATTTTTTTCTAATTCTTCTTTTTGCATATTCTTATAAGTATTAAGTTCAGATTTATTAACAAAACCTAGATTAATATTTTCTTGATTCCAGTCTTTTTTCTTTGTAGTAGATATTACTCTATAAAAACTTGTAGTTGCAGCAGATTGTGAACTATCTTTTCCGCTGTAAGCGTCAATTGATTTACTAAATGCGTTTTGTATATTGACATTATTAACAGTTTTTTTTATTGGATTGTAGAATTGTTGACTTGTCCAAATGTGATAAATTTTTAGTTTATCATTTTTAAATACACAAAGCGTGTGATCTAAGTTTTTTTGTGATTGATTGTTTTTCATAATATATGTTTCTTCTTTCTTTTTTTTATTATACATATAGTATACATGAAATTAGCCATAATGCAAGCACTATTTCAATAAAAATGGTGTAAAAAACCCTTGTTTTTCGGGGTTTTTATAATTATTCCACATAAAAAAACCCTTATAAATCAACGATTTAAGGGTGTCTTAAACTGTTGAAAAATAAGGGTTTTTGATAGGGGGTCCTAGGTATATTGCAATATTAACCCCTATATTTTACTATTTTTTCATAAAATCATCATCCCAATTGAATGCTTCTTTTACTAAGTTAGCAGTAAATCCTTTGTATTTATTGTTTATTTTTTTAGAAACAGCTGTTATTAAAAACTCAGCTTCTTCAGCACATAGTCCTTCTAACATTTGTATAAACATTACTTCTCTTTTATTTCTTGTCAATGTGGCATCTCCACCTTTTGTAAATAGGTAAAGTCTTTTTGCCTCTTGTGTTAATAATGTATGGTCAGTTCCAATTGGTGCTTCATTTTTTTTATATGGAATATCAGCATCTATTGGTAATAACCATTCTATTTTAGGATCAAAAGCACCTTTTAACACTTGTCTTAGTGCTGGTGAATCGTGGTCTTGTAGTACTTTTAATTTTCTTGGTTTATCTTTTGCGTTATTTACTTTATTAGCAATTTCATTCAATAAAGGAGGTACAGCTCTACCAGATTCTGCTAATGCTGACATACCTCGTCTACCTGCTAATGCTGGGTGACTTGTTGTTGTTTGATTTGGATCTGCAAATCCTTCTCGACTTGCGACTGATCCGTCCGTGTTTCTTCTTATTATTGCCATGTTATCTCCTTAACAGTTCTTTCAAAGTTAAAATTCATCTATAACTTCAATTAAAGTTTTAAGTTTTTTTGTTATAAAGTAGTTTAGTATTTTATCTCTAGTAGCTACTTTAACATCATTAAACTCATTATTAATCTTCTTTTCTAATTCAGGTGGAATACAATTTAAATCAATTAACTTTCGATTTCGATCATAGTTCATCTGTTCTTCTTCGGTAAAGGTCATAAAAACTTCCTCTACCCAGCTATTTATCTTCTTTTTACTTAAAGGGGTTTGTCGTCTACCTTCAATAAAAACATTATCGTCTGATAATACATTAGGAATACCATCACTTCGGTCTCCTTTTAATATATGTTCTTTAATATATATACTTGGATTTTCATCTTTTCCTACAAATTTATTGAGTACAGGATTATATTGTTTTACATTATCATTATGTAATTGTATGAAATCTTTATCACCAGATAGTATTAATATCTTTTTAGTGTGATTAGGACCAGTAACTCTTTGTACTCGTCTAACTAAAGTAGCGATTATATCATCTGCTTCTGCTGTTTCTATTTCAATAACTTTGTATGGTAAAAATGTTTTAATCTCATTTTTGATATTATGTAATATAGTAAAGATAGCATCCCAATCGTGTTCAGATTTTGCACGATTTGCTTTTCTACCTGCTTTGTAGTTAGGAAAGACTTGTCGTCTCCATACATTCTTACTATCACAAGCAATAACCATTTCGCCATATTCTCGTCTAAATTTCACATTGTGTCCTCTTAGTGAATTAAGAACCATGTGTCTAACAAGTTCCTCTGATAGAGGTTCAGAATTTCTTCCACTAATTTGAACCATTAGGTTCGATATCATTATTTGATTTAAATCAACTATAATCATGCTGAATAATATCCAAGTAGTCCTGTTATAAGTAATGTGGATATAGCACCATTCAACATAACAAGAGCTCTATCATGCCACATCATACCAACTGTGAACCATCCTATTGTACCTATTAGACTTAACCACATATCAAATACTGCAAGATTTCCCGTTGCACGACAAGCGACAGCTAGCAATATAAATGCACTTGCAAACCACTTTATAAACCAAGACAAATCACCCTTAGGGGTTACCTTCTTAAATACTCTAGTGGAATTAAGTTCTTTTATTTTTTCGTCTAGTTTTTTATATTCCATAATATGATTATAACACACTTTCAATAGAAAGTAAAGCGTTAATCCAGTTTTATATCTGGTTCAAATTCTATTTTAAACTCCGCTTCTGGTTTTTTTGGTTGAGGATCTTTGAATTTTCTTATACTTATTTTGCTATAATTAATATCAGTCAGTTTTCTACCATCTTTTAATGTATGTATTTTAATTAAATTATCTGTGATATCGTGCATTGGGTGTTTTCTATCAAAATCTCTTTTCATTAGTGATTTAATACCTTCAACAATAACAGCTACATCTTTTAAAAAATTATCATTTTGCATATCAACAACATTGTCTTGAAAAACACCAATAATATCCATAGTTAGTTGATTAGTAATTTGTTCTATAAACTTTTCTTCTTTAATTAATTGAGATTCCTCTTCTGTCAGCTCAGGCGCTTTAGGAGTACTAAATACTATTCTGTTTGTGGGAAATCTTAATAGTTTACCCATTATCTTTTTCTTTTTAGTAGTTCTCTTTTAATCCAAGATACTGCCTGATATGATGTTGGTTTTCTATTAATCATTCTTCGTATTGCTTTATATACTGCAGGATTAACATCATCTGCAACTTTATTATTGTCAATAATAATGAAATTGTTTGTACCAAATAGTCTTTGTAATTGACCAATGTTCTTTTGTATTTGTTTGTGACTATGAATTACAATAGCGTCTGGTAGTTTTCTTGCTCTCATTTGATTTCTTCTTAGAGCGACTTCTAAACTTGTATTTACAAATACCATATTACAATCATATCCAATATATCTCATCTTACTTACTTCTGATTCTATTCTTGCAACATCTCTTGCTGTACTGTCTAATATAAGACCTAAGCGACCTTCTAATGCAAGTTTTAACTGTACACCAGTTCTTGCTTTTGCTTTTGACCTTATATCATCTCGTCTTGCAACTTCTTTAGCATCTGATTGAGCAAAGTTTAAAGACATACTTTCTTTTTCTAAAGCACGAGCAAAAATAGTATCACTATTAATAACCTTTAAACCCATACCTGATAGTGTTCTTTCTGAAACCCATGATTTACCTGAGCCAGGACCACCTGCTAGAAAGAATGCTTTGAATATGTTAGGGTCATAGACCCCCTCATTTATGTATTGTTGAAAATCTCTCATACTACTATTTATTCATATGATTTATCTTTTTTGTCATAAATCGACCATGTTTTTTTAATATTATCATCTTTATTTTTCAATTCTTTTAATTCAAAATATCTTAATGCTTGGGCTTCTGTTTGATTACCATTTAAACCTTTTCGTTCCAGATACAAATATTCGTTGTGTTCTTTTTCGTTTAACATAGTTCTAGTGAAATAATACTATCACAATTTATAGTCCAAGGAGATTTAGTATCACAATCAATTACATCAATTAACATACTACTAGTGATATTATTTTTTTCGCAAGGGTTTAATTTAAAGGTTCCTTTAACCACATTATCTTCTTCTATAAATTCAATTTTTGTTGGTTTTTCTAAATGGTGTCTTATAACTTTACTTCTATTGGTATGTGATATTATATCCACTATATAACTTCTCCTTTATAATTTATTTTACCTTCATTGATAAAATATTCTTTTAATTCATTATATCCACCAATATGATTTTTGTCAATCACAATTTGCGGAATAGTTCTGACTTGCTTATCTAAAACTTTATACAACTCCTCAACTGATAAATCTTTTGTTACAGTCTTTTCTTCGTATTGTAAGCCAAGACTTTTTAACAAGTACTTGGCTTTTTCACAATACAAACAGTTAGGTTTACTATAAACCGTAATCACTATATTATCTCCTCTACAGGTATATCATCATAACCAGATAGTGGTTCTGAATATGATAGTTGACCATCTCTAGGACCAGGCACTAAACTATCTACAGCTTCATCTGCCATCTTTTCGATTCTATTGATATCAATATCTGGAACAGCATTATCAGAAATGTATTTTGCTAATCTGTTAGCATCACCGATACCAAATTTTAATCCTACATATACACGATAGGTATTATTAGGGGTTTGTAATACAGATTTATGCCATTCTTCATAACCTCGAACTTTAGTTTTCTCAATTATGTTTACAATAGTTTGATCGATTGTAGAAGCAACTGACTTGTTTTCCTCTGTACCTTCTTCTGTTTTATAGAAGTTAGTTCTTTTATTTAACTCACCCTCTAATTGATCGGCAAGATTTGCTTTAGCAACTAATATTGCTTTATCAATCGCCATTTGTAAATCAGGACTTTCACCAGACCCAACACCGTAAATATAATTTTCAGCATCACGATTTGTGATTAATCCTTTTTCGATTTGAGCATCCACAAACCATTGTGGCACTTTGTTGAGAATAGCGTCATTAGTACCCTCTTCTTCGACTTTATAAGTTGCATTTGCACTTGATTTACCTGTCATTGTTTTTGTACAATTTGCCAAGGCTAAAGTCATTAATATTAATAATATGATTTTCATGTTTTTACTCCTTCACTTCTACCATTATGTTTTTACTAACTTGAAGAATCTTTGCTAGATCAATCTTATTAGTAAATTCGTCCCAATGTATTGTTAAAACAACTATACAAGTTATTGTAACTAATATTTTATACATTATTTAGTCTCCCAGACACCATGTTCATCTAAACACATCAACCCAGGTGTCTTAAATGGGTGATCTGGTCTTGCCACTTTCCTACAATATGCAGGAACTGTCAAATTTGAATAATAGTGTGCAGCGAATAGTTCCCAATAGTTAGGTCCATCATACCCGTCTTTACACTTCATCACTTCTTCTTTGGTAACTACTGTAGTGTCACCTTTTTCAACTGATGTAATAACAATTTTTATCATACAAGGATTTTTATTTAACCATTCTGATTTCTCACCACTAAAAGCAACATCAGCAATCAATATAAGAGTGATTAATAATAAAGTTGATAGTAAAAATGCTTTCATAATAGGATCTTTCATTACGAATTTGTACTCTCTATTATCTGCCAACGACCATCAGGTTCTTGACACGCTGTTCCTGTTTCACTTTCTCTACTGATACCATTCATTGGCCAAGAATGTTCAATACTAATAACTGATTCATAATCTCTACATCTATAGAAATCGTTTACATAACTTCTATTAATTGTAATAGATCCCCAATTACCATTAGCAGAGTTTCCCCAATTTGTATGGGATCTTTTACCTGGTGCTGTATTTAGTGTATCAACAAAAACTGCTGTGTGTGTATTCATATCGTTTGTATAAAAAAGAGTAGACCCAAACAGTCCCCCTAATAATACACAAGCAGCAGTTAATTCTACATTCGCATTTAACATACCACGACAAGTCAAATATCCTGATACAGCTCCAGCACCTGTACCTATATGTGTCTTAACTTGATTTTGACTGCAACTAATAGTCATTAATGATAATAATATAACTAAGTATTTCATTCACCTATAGCCTTTATCATAACAATACTCTGAATCATTTGCATCTTGCCATTGGTCCATCATAGAACCAATCGCTAATACAGAAAGCCTGTCTGCACAAGTGTTAGACCATATATGGTCATCTCGTTCATTGACTGTGTTCACATAGGCCGCCAGTTCATCTATCTGTGCTTCAGTCAGGTCATCAAGTTTTTCTATATTGTATGTATCAATTATAGCAGAGAGAACCCATTGATATGCTTCTTCCTCTAACCAATCATCTAGTTTATGTAATTTGTGTAATTCAAATGTCATTCTGTATCTCCTGTTATAGTATTATTAAGTATTTCATCTACCTATATCCTTTACCTCTGATCTAGGAATAACTTGATATGCACCTTTATTATAGGCAGGTGCAACTGTAAACTTTTTACTTTCTTCAAGTCGCCAATTATGTTGAGATTCTTGTTTTAAACTGGTGCCGTGTGCCGGGATCGAACTGGCCACCTGATGATTACAAATCAACTGCTCTACCGAATGAGCTAACACGGCAGGATTTTGAACTGATGTTGTTTCCCACCAGTTTGCAACTGCACTAAACTCTTTAGGATTAATCTTTTTATCAGGATCAATACCTTTACTGAATAAGAACTTTCTATGCTCTAATCGAGCATTTTTTAAACTTTCTGTTTCAGGTAGTTTCTTCTTCTTACTTCTACCTTGATGTACATAAAATAATCCCATTAGTTACAATCTTTGTTTTTATATTCATCGCTTTGTAAACTACATTTATAATTCTTGTCTGCTTTTGCTCTCATGTCAGCAGATATACCATCTAATATACTAGGCATATATGTAAATACAACTGAAACCATTTCTAAAGACATTGCGTGAATTAATCTTTGAGTTTCAGCATTCATTATAACTTCTTCATCTA